ACACTTTAGCCATACCAACACCATGTCCATCTGGTTTATAACCCTCAATCAAAATGTTGTTAGCCATTTTAAGTGCGCCGTTTAATGTACCGCCTGTTAGTTTGAGATAATCAAGCGTTGCCAATCGTGCAGTATTGATAGAGTTTTGATAATCTTTGTTTGGATCACCAACATAAATATCTACTTGGTGTCGCTTGTTAGGTTTCTCTGTTAATACCGCAAAGTAGAATTTGCCGTTATAGTACGCTATATCTTCAATTTCAGTAGTTCTATTAATCTCGATGATTTGTTTTACTGTGCCAAATGGTGTACATTCCACCAAGCTACCAAGCGTTGCACTCATGATGCAGCCATTTAACATAAATGCACCATTGTTATTAAAATCATCGTATTCATAATCGACTTGATAAGTTTTTAATTTCTTAAAATCATCATTGTATAAATTGATTTCACGCAAGCGTTGTTGACCGCTGATAGGTACGATACTTACATAAGTTCTTGTGATTGGGTCATAGCCAATATTGAATACACGTTCATTCAATGTGATAGTGCGTTCATATTGCATGGTGTCAGCATCAAGTACTGTAAGGTTATTACCATTCTTCAAACCATTTGCAAGATAAATCTTGTTAGTGTATTTGTTGTAGCACATAGTGTTACAATGCCCCATCTTATCAGGGTCATTAAATTTATACGTACCTACAATCTCAAATGTGGATGAATTGAGTTCATAGAATATTTGGTTGTTACCATCACCACTAATACAAGCTAACACAAATACATTCTTTTTATCGTTGTAGGTAAAGCCTTGGCATTGGTTGACCTCTTCGCCATATTGAATGTTCTTAACAAATGCAATATTAGATGCACCTTTTAACATTGGTGTTTCAGTAGGATAGAATGGTTTCACGTTGTTGTACGTACCCATATCCATTACGCTATCAACAGTATTGAAAGTTAGATGTTCATTAATTTTGTAGATGCCATTAGGTACTAACAATATCTTATTTTTTAAATTATCGTTAGCACGTTTAAATGCTGCGGTATCATCCGCTACACCATCACCAACTGCTCCAAAGTCTTTTACGGAAACGATGCCATACAAACTATCTTTAGGTACAAACTTTGTATCGGCTTCTGTTTTTGTAATCAAACCACCGCCATTCGGTAGGGCGATTTGTTCAGCTTTACTTGCTGCGACTTCTGCACGTTTAGCAGCATCTGTTGCCTTGATAGCGTTACTTGCGATTGATGTTTGTTTATTATCAATGTCATTCTTTAAAGTCTTAGCTTGGTCTACAAGATTATTAATATCTCGTTTATCAACTGTAGTTTGTCCAGCGTAAGCCTTAGCATCTCTAACCAATCGTTCTGCAGTAGCAACATTAGTTGAGGATGTATCAAGTGCCGTATTAGCGGTTGCCAATTTATCATCAACAGTCGATGCTATCGTTTTAATTTCTTCGCCCAATCTGTTGATTATATCTGCATTAGCATTAATCTTATCGGACTTTTCAGAAATTACACTCATAGCATTAATTGCATCATTAGCAGCCTTAACGGAACGCTCTACAATATCTTTCGCAACTTCATTTGCGTTCTTATCACTATCCACTCGAATTTTAAGTGATCTATCTAAATCAGCTTTCATTTCTTGTAAAATAAGTACAATCTTATCCGTTGCGTGTTCGATATTCTCGAATGGGTATTCATCAGGCAAGTCCATATCTTGTGAGATTGGTGTTTTACGCTCCAAGATAACCTTTTGCCCTACGGCTAGTGCATCCCCATTAGCTGGGTAAATTACCGATTTGGTGCTTTCGTCATAATCGATATTGCCTACTTGTACCGCCTCTGTACCATCTTCATCAACGATAGTTAGTTTAATATCCTCGATTTGGACAAAATCATATGGGAAAATAAACTTCTTATTTCTCCCATCGCATTGATACACTACAGATGGTTTCAAAACTTCTGGTGTCAATTTAACATCCCCTTTCAATGTATATAAATAGGACTACCCATTATGGATAGTCCTTATTTATCAATGTTGTTTCTTTTTCTCTTTTTTAGTTTTTAATCGTCTGTCAAACGCTACCGCCATGATTACATCTTCTAAGGATGCATCGGTATCTGTGAAACCAAATTTAGCTAATGTCCACAAGCCATCAGTTACAGTATCACTAAACCCAGTTGCTCGGTTTGCTAACTGACTGAAACTTCTACCTACATCTATACCATCTTTGTTTTTGCTCATAATTGCGTTGCCTAAATCATAGAATTTCTCAACGATGCTTAATGCCATAACGCTATTACCTTTATTGAATACCTTTTCACCTAGAATGTATTTCATAGCCATGTTCGACATATCACGGATGATTGGAATGCCCATAGTACCTTGCGAAACCAACTCTTCGATAAATGACTTAGCTAAATCTTCAGGCTTATCATCATCGCCATTCGTTAATGCTTTATAAGCCATCATACCGATAGCCTGTGAAATTAATGTCCACCATAGCATTTTAACGAACCTTGCATAATCGCCATTATCCTTACGTGCATAGTTGCCCTCTGTGATAATGTTATAAAGTGTATTAGCGTAAGAATAGAACGGAACGAATAATTGAGTGAATGTAGAACGTGAACGCTGAATAGCAGCAGCATCTTTTGTATCACCGCTACCAAATATATCACGCACCGCTCTATCGCCAGCTTCAATCGATTGTTGTTCTACCCATTCAGCACTTACACCCTCTTTACCAAATAGTTCAGCTTGCTTTTGATCATACGCAAACTTCCATACAGGAATAGATAATGCAAAGTCTGTTTCTGTAAGTAATCTGAACCCCATTTGATTTATATCATCTCGAATGTCAGCTAATTGTTCTACCTTATAACCACCAACATTTGTATCACCCAAGCGCAAGCCTTTACCTGCAATAGATAAACCTTGTTTCAAGTCTTTATCTAATGTTTGGATGCGCTCACGCATGAAGATTGATTGACCTAATACAAAATCTCTAGTGTTGTTATAAGTAGTTGTGCCGTGTCCATAGAAACCAATACCAGCATGATTGATGGCTCTAATGGTATTGCCTACACCGATACGATAAAACGCAACAGGAATGTTCAACGCATTTTGTAACGCTACCGATACTCTACCAGCCATTACTGCGGTTGATGTATTCTTTTTCAACGTAAGAATTAAGCGGTCTATATCGTTTGTTTTAGCTGCCTCATCTTGCCAGTTATCACGAACCCAAGTGCGCAAGAATTGGTAAGTATCAGCACCAAACTTATCAACGATATAGTTTTGCAATTCTCTATTACTGATTAACTTATTAACATCGGTAACCGCCTTACGCATTGTTACATGGTTAATAGCCTCTGTGATAGCATTAGGAATTACATCAAAGTCTAGCAACAATGATTTATCTTTCACCACATCTAAACGGCTTTTAGTAGCGCTCATACCAGTACCCCAAACCGCATTACTACTAACCATAGTTTTTGCTATATCCTCGACTTGGTTGTCGCTAACAGATGCATTTACTTTAGGGTTATATACGATAGGGAAATATTGCCCCTCAATGTTTCGACCACCGATAGAGAATGTCAAACCCTCTACTTTCTTTAATGGGTTACCATATAATTCCTCTTGAACCTTACTGCGTTCATCAAAGAATGAATTGATATGATCCCATGTGCGAATAACAAACTCCCAGTCTTTATCTGACATATGCTCTTGGAACGCACGTTCAATATCGACTTCATTTGCCTTTGTAGTTTCCATTACACGTTGTCGGTTGCTTTCAGTACCCCAGTTAAGGGCAATCATGATTAACTGCTCTTTAGTTAAGCCATACAAGTTACCAACAGTATAAAGGTGTTCGTTACGCATATTGAATAATTCACGCTTGGAATATATTCCTACATCTTTCGCCAATCTACGCATTGATACTTCCTTACGCTCATTGAACGCTTGCGTAGCACGGCTGATTGGGTCATAGATGTATTTAACTGCAAAGCCGTTTTTACCGCCGCCCATTCGTCTTAAGAATGTTTCAACTTTCATCAATGCTAAATGGAAACCATATAATTTACCACTAACTGCATCGGTTTTAGTTTGGTTATTAAGAATGTTAAACACATCACCAGTTGCACCACCAAATGTTTCGGTAGCCTCACCGATGATTTCTTGTACTGCATTTTCAAACGATATGCTTTTACCCTCATCGTTTAAGATGGTTGTACCCTCATACTCATTTCTACCATTCTTGTACATCCCAGTCATTAACTCTTCCAAAGTTTCTAACTCGTTCATTGTGATAGATTTAAATGATTTAGGTGTTTTAGAATAGAACATTTCAGCTATCCAAGGTTCTAATTGAACCATAGATTGTTGGTTAAGAATAAGTGCATCCACATCAAGTGCGGATAATACTGTGTTCATATCAAAACCATCAACAGGCGGTAAGCCATCGTACTTAGTTAAACCCATTTGATATGCCATGTGTGCGTAGAAATAACGCATATTAGGTTCAATAGCAATAGGGTTCTTCGGTCTAGTCATTCGTTGCAACTGTTGTTTTAATTTCAACCGCAACTTCTTAGACTTTTCAAAGTTTTCAAACGCTACTCTTGCCCTCGCTTGTTGAAGCATCTGTTCACGTTTATATCCTAGTGCTTTATCGACCTTACCACTTGCCAATGCTCTATCTGCTTTCTTACCAGCAGTAACGGCTTTATTCTGATAAGTCTTAAACTGTACCGCATTAGAGATAGGCAATTCACCTAACTCTTTTCTTGCTCGGTTCATATAGTCGGAGATAGTACCTAACCCAGCACCACGAATTGAACGAACATTATTGATGCGGTCTTGCAATGCATCTTCTAATCGTTTAATACGATCTTCTGCTTTTTCAAGTTCCTTAGTAGCATCAGTCAATGCAGCATCTATTTTTTTCTTATCAGATTTAAGAATATCGTATTTAGTAGGTTTGACCTCTTTTTCTATTTCACCTAGTTCCGTATCAATGGTTTCTGCGTTAGGGTCTAACTTACGAATACGTTCCAACAATTCCCAGTTCTTCGCTAGTTCACGATTAGTAGACTTTTGAATAATCTTACTTTCTTCTTCGGTTAATCTCATTTGACCTTGTGTACTAAGCAAGATTTCTTCTGCTATTTGCTCGTTGGTTTTGTCTGTATTGTTATCTTTCATAAACTCTGCTTTCGCATTGCTCATTTCTTGATTGATAGCATCGTTAAATGTAGCACCAGTTTGTTCTACTTCCGCTTTCTCTAATTCTTCAATAGAGTTGTACTGCGTATCTTTCAATGCACCAGTACCAAACACATTGTATCGTTGATGTTCTTTATATATAGGATATTGCTCAATCAATCGTTTTTCGATTTCAATTTGTATTGCATCCTTTTCTTCTTCCCATTCCTTGATTGGTCTATTGTCCAATTCTTTCATGAGTTTTCGCATCACACGTTCTTTTGCTTTCTCTTTTACATCGGCGATGTAGGACTGCATACGTGCTTGGTCTTGTTCAGATAGTTGCTTATAGAGTTCTGTTTTCTCGAATTGTTCAAGTTGTTGTTGCTCTGCGTATGCCTCTATATCCTCTTGGGTTGCAAGCATACGATCCATTACTTCCCTAATCTCTTTAGGTGGTAAACCACCTAAGCGTGATACTGCACGATAGATAGCACTTAGCCACTTACTAAATCGTCTGAATGTACGTTCAAGGAATTTAGTAGGTGCTTCACCCTCTCTTAGATAAGCCTCAAACCCTCTAGCGAATTTCTCGTGTGCATCGGTATTGATAGTTTCGTTATCGTTCCAACCGCTCCACTCTTTCAACGCTTGCCAATCGTCTTTGACTTGTTGAGGTGCGTTTTCCATTTCAGCCAAGGTCTTAATATCATCAAAGAATACATGACCCATCTCGTGCATGAATGTTGATTTATCAGCAGTTTTAAACAATTCTACAATACGTTCTGTTTGAGATTTAATAGTAGTCATACCATTGATAGATTGATTGTACTTTTCGATAATTTGAATAGACTTATCATCAAACACTACAAAGTTATGAGTAAGACCATGTTTGTATTTAATCCCTTTTACACCTAATTTATTTAATTCAATAGATGCTTTTTTGTCGCTACCTAAACGCTCTGACAAACTATTATAAAACTCTTTGCCAGTCATATTGGTATCAGTCGGATTTAATTGTTTGATTTTATCTAAAACGTATTCCGACTGCTCGTTAATTGGTTTTGAGTAATCTAACATTGTGTCTGCATCTGGAATTTCTACATTATATAATGTTGGCTTATAAACAGAAGTTACTTCAAAACCATCAATGTTATCAATTAGATATGAAATTTTAGAAACGATATCATTATAATAAATATAATGCTTATTATATCTTTTTCGCTCTTCCTCAATAGCATCAAGTAGATACTCTTTATTCACTCGTTTATTATCAGTTTTAGCATTCGCCTTGGCATCGTTTAATACAACAGTTGCCATCCGTTCAAACTTATTATCAACAAGCGTTGGTAGCTTATTAACAGCAAATTTACTATTTTGTATTATAAAATCTAAAACACCATCTAATTCATTCAGATTTTTTGTAACTAGATCCAAACTGTTTTGTTCGGCATCTCTATGCATAACCAACCGATTTAATAGAGTTTCTTTATTATTCTCTACATTAAGACCACCAAATATCTGCTCGATAACAGGAGCGTACTCAATGGGTATATCGTTACCATTTAAAGTAACTTTATTTTTAGATTTACGTTCTACTTTATATTTTTCAGCTACACTTCTTTTTTCAGTAAAATACAAACCCCAACCAAATGCTTGTGTACCTAAACCACCGCCAATACTTCCTAAATCAAACTCGCCAAAATTATATGGCGAACCATGCCACGCTGATTGTGCATAGCCATCTTTTCTGTTTGATTTAGCATTTGCATCAAATCGTACAGTATTTAGGTAGTCTATAGCGGTATAACGTGCATTGCCAGCCTCATGCATGATTTGTGCGAACACATCCGCATGAGTAGCTACCAATAGTGCATCCTCGTGTGCTTGTTGCTTGATATGACCTTTAGTGCTAGTTTCAAGTAGTTCACGAACCTTTGTATATACTTCATGACCTGCTTTTGTTAGGTTCATACGTAATGCTACATTATTATCGGCGATTTCAAAGACTTTATCTTGCATAGCCTCTAAACTTTCGATTTGCATCAACATATGTTCCATATCTGCATAATGTGCATCAGATTGTGCTAGTGCATCAGCGTTACCATCAAGGCTTGCCGTTGTAGTTGCTCTGCTATACTCATAGGCTGCTCGTCTACGTTCTGCATTTGTACGTGGTGCTTTACCGCCATTGTTAGCTTTATAATCAACTAACCATTGTGGTTCAATACCAGTACTTACCGCATCATTGATAGATTTATCTGCATTGTCAAAATCACTAGCATAGGTTTCTCTGTACTGCTCTTTTAACGTATGTAATAAGTTGTTGAAATTACGTTTAATGTTCGTAGGGTCAGATAGTACCTCATTAAGCACTTCACGATCTATATCAGATGCACCCTCAAATTCATTACGGATAATATCATCTTTGATACGTTCCGCACGTTTAGAGGTATCATCTTTCAATACAGATTTAGCTACATCTACTTCTTTCTTTGCACGTTCTAGTGTAGCCAATGACATACCGCCACGTGTAAAGTAAGAGGTTTGTTTTAAAGCCTCTACAGTTTCATCTGACAAATTCATAGATACTTGTGCATAACTACCAATAGGAATTTCAACAGGTGCATCTGCCTCGATAGCTGCTTTTACTTCCTCTTGTGTAACTAAGCCATTATCTACCATATCACGGATAGCAAGTTGTCCATTTTCAGATTGTACTAATTCCGCTACATCTACATATTGAGTTGATACACCAACCTTATCTCCCTGTGCTTGTACGATTTTTCCGTATAGTTCAGGGTTTTCTTTTGCGATTTTATTGGTAGTACTATCTTTACGAACATTATCCATAATAACTGCGCCGTTGCGGTTTTGCTCTGCAATGATAGCTGCTTGTTGTTGTTCAGGTGTCAACTTTTGGAAATCACGAAAAGCCTTTGCAGTACGCACACCACCTACTGCACCACCAATAGCACCAAACCCTATTACTGCTGGCAGCGCTTGTTTCATTGCATCCAAAGAACCGATAGCAATATCCCCTACGCTATAATAACCCTCTAGGTCATTATCCTTACGTGTTAGGTTGTGTTGTACCTTTTCGTTTACATCTTGCAAGCCCTCTTCAAAGAGTTCAGGTACACCAGCTTTAATAGAGTTTTTAGCCATCTGTGCAACAGTTGTTCCAATACCTCTATCAAAGGTTTTGACTGTATCACCAACACCAGCACTAATAGCTTTTGCAATCATGCCTTTAGGTGCTACTGCTTTAAAGGCTTTACCCATGGCTGCAGTTGCTGCAAACTCAATGCCAGCATCAATAGCAGCATAAGACATAGCATATTGATTAGCCTCTTGGTTTGTGTATACTCGGTTGCCGTTTGCATCTTTCTTTTGAGTGAGTTCAATGTACTTATTGCCAAATGACATTTTGTACATATTGCGTGCCATGTCAGCACCGCCACCCCATTTAGCACCAGTAGCAGCACCAGCACCAACACCTACACCCTCTGTAGCCAAGCCACCGATTAATGCACCAGCAACTGCGCCAGCTACCGCACCTATACCACCTTGTTTTGCCATCATGTAGCCTTGTCCAGCGGTTTCACCGATTACTGCTTGTGCTACATCTAGTCCATCTGCATGACGATAATTTGAAAGGTTAGTTTGTAATCGTTGAATTTCGTTTGTTAATTCTTCGATTTTCTTAGGGTCAGTAGTGTTAGATAACTCATAACCAGCATCGCCCAATTTCATCTGATCATTGATAGACCATATATTCTGTTGGATGCTATCCCATATACCATGAGTAGATTTGATAGACTGCAAGTTATCTAAACTATATATAGCCTCTGATTGTGAACCATATTTAATCTTGTATAACTCTGGGTACTCATCATATAGCGACTGTACTGTTCGACCTCTATCAACTTGATTAGCAAGATAAGCTGCTCTCGTGAACCCTGTTTCGCCACTATTTAAAATAACATCAGCACCGATATTTAATTTGTTTGCATAGTCTAGCGCTGCATTAGCTTTCACCGCATCATTACTTGCATAGATAAAACGTGCGGATGCAGCTTGTAAGGCTGGGTTATTTACAATAGGGTTTTCCTTTAAAGCCTCACCAATGGTAGATACAGTCTGTAAGGTTCTATCCTTACCACCACCAGTTGTATCGACTAGATAAGGTGCATCTGCTAAATTGCCTAACGCATTACCTACTTGTTTTACTGCATCTACTGCATTACCTACAACTCCATTAACAGGTGTGCCTAACTCTCCATGATCGCCATCCTTGTTAATAAATGGGTTGATTTTCTGTTGTTCTATTTTCCATGGGTTATTAGACATATTTTCACCTATCCCTCAATATTATACTTAGCATGGAATGTACCCTCATCCATATCTTCAAAATCACCATTAGATTTATAAAGTCTTATATAATGTGTATCACCAAGTACTTTCCAATTAACAATACCATCACCAGCCAACATAGCCATCGATGTATTAGTTTTATAATTATCTCCATTTTGCCAGAAGTGTTCTACTTTTGTTGTTTCTATTATTGTATTACCTGCTATTTCATGTGCAGCCCAATCTAACTCAGTACTTGTTGGTTCTCTCCCCTCAGATGCTCTAAACTTAGATACCCATGCACCCATTTGTTGTTTAAAGCCTAACCGTGCTAACCCCTTTTGTTGTTCGTTCATGTTCTCTAAACTATCATTAAGAACATAATTCACACCGGCTAACTCTGGTGCATAATCACCAGTTCCGTTATCACGGTCATTAACTGTTCTACGTAATGAGTTGTATTGTTCCAATGATAAATTAATATGATTATCATCAATGAATTTGAAGATTTCCTCTTGTGGTCGATTATTACCAACCATAGAACGTATCTCATTCATTCCCCATGATTGGTTAGCAGCTTGTTGTTCTCTTTCATTTGCTCTCATGAATTGATTTCTTTGTGAACCAAATGCTAGTGTCAATTCTTTGTTATCACCAATAGCATTATCTAAGAAATTAGCCATTTCACCACTAGATGCACCATTCTTACCCATTTCTATTAGTTGTAGTTGAATAGCCTCTTTTTGCCGTGCTAGTGCCTCTGCTCTTGCTTTCTTACGCTTTGATACTTCCACCTTATAGGCTTTCATATACTCTTCTCGTTTTTGTAAGAGTTCGCCATCTGTATAGCCTTTAGCACTACCGCTAAACTTACCTACACCAACGATTGGATATATATCAGTACTTACGATAGACACACCACCGCTACCAGCTTGTGCAACTTTACCATCACCCATATAAACACCTACATGAGTTACACCTTTATAGGCTTTATCGTCAGAATTAACTGCACTTGGATCATCACTAGTTGCCCATCTAGCCTCATTACTTGGAACGTGCCAAAATACTAAATCGCCCTTTTGTGCTTGCGATATATCATGTATAAGTTTACCCTCTTGTTCAGCTTGCAAATACTGCCCATCTGCGGTGCGGTAGTTAAGGGTAACACCTGCCTTTGCGGACACATCAAGTGTAAACTTACCACAGTCGGTACTTTCGCCACCATCACCACCAAGTAAATATGGCTTACCTAACTGTTCATTAACCGCACTATCAAGTGCAGCTACATTTAAATTTCCGCCTTGTCCAGCTTTAGGTAGACTAGCAATAAATGCATCAGCACCTTTTTCGATACTAGCATCATCTTCACCATAGGTATCTACATCACCTACAATACGTTTATCGATGGTTTGTTGCGTGTTCACCTTATCAATAGCAACTGCAGCTTTAGATAATATCCCCTCACTTACACCCATTTCTCGTAGTGCTGCGATTGTTTGTGGACCTGCAGTAATATCATTCCGTGTTACTGTTTCATCTATAATTGAAGCACCTACTCTGTCAGCTACTTCTTGATATTTAGCTTTTACAAACTCTTCACCTCTATCACCATACATAGTTTCAATACTATTTTTAATGGTGTTAAGAGAATTAGATACAATGTTAGGGTTGTTATAACCTAGTACTGCAATCTGTTCAGATGATTTTACATTGTTGTTGAAAGTTACATCTTTGTACTTTTCACGTTCAGAACGCTCATGTACTTGTACACGCATATTATTTGCGTGATAGTCTTTTTCCACCATTTGAAGAAAACGCTCACGCAATCTATCGTTATTAGGTAACTTGTTAAACACATCTTGTCTGATATTGCTTTCTGCCTCATTAAACAGTTGTGTAGCATTAGCAGCACCATCCAGTTCTTTATGAAGAATACCATTTTCTTTATTTGTCAGTTCATAAGATATTCTATTCTTATAATCTGTTTCAGCGTTCATATAGGCTATGTTTAAATCTTCATCAAGTCGCTTTTGCATCTGTGCGTTAATATTATCAATGGCATTAATTACACCTTTTAAGCCTTGTTGATTACCGCCAAACGCTAATTCATTTCCAGTAGCTTGAACACCACCGCTTATGGTATTTAGTTTTTGTTCGCCATTGTAATTAACTAACTTCATTAAATGCCCCACCTATTATTTCTAACTGCACCTCTTGTAACAAACTTAACATTTGATACACCAGCTGCTTTTAATGCACTTTCATTTGGTGTGTAGTAGTTTGTATTAGCTTTAATGTTACTACCACCATACTGACCTTTAAGACCATAGATACTAGATGCACCACTCAAAATCGTACCTAGCATTGCCATTCTAGTTTGTTTCTTAGCATTACTTGCCGCTGCACGTGCGGTGCTTGCCTCGTTGCGGTAGTTCATACCATTAAGATATTCATTGTAGATACTGTTGTTCTTGTTGTTTTCCCAATTCTGAATATCCTTGTTGTATTCGTCATAGCTACTAGCCATTAACTGTAATGGTGTACCAGCCATCATCAAACCACTAGCACCAGTTTCTGCCGTATTCTGCCCTTGAATAAGTCGCATCTTATCGGACATTTTATCTCGTTCTTGCAAGGCTTGGTCTGCAATCTGTTCTTGCTTGCGATCACTAATACGTGCGTTCGCCTCTGCTACCCTTGCTTGCTGATTGTACATTGCAGCTTGTGCTTTTCCTTGTTGGTGTTGAGTAAACAACGTACCAACCATGCTTGCTGCAGTTAATGCAATAGGGTTACACATTCGCATCCCCCTTTCTCAATGTGAATAAAACCATATCCCCATCGTTAATATCGTAATGAATAACCGCACCTAATGACTTTAGCCATCTAATGGTGCGGTGATTTTCTTTGTGTATGTAATTAAAAAGTATTTCCCTAGTTTCTAACCATTCACGAATGATATTTCTACTAACTTTTATAAATTGTTTTTGTAGTGTCAAACTACGTTCAAAATCTTTACTCCCCAAAAAGTAAATGCAATACATTCCATTTATTGATGTGTTTGATACCCCATATACACATAATGGCTTGTCATTATCAATTACAATGCGACTTTGATAATCTTCCCCAAGAATATCATTCACAAAGTCATTTTCACTATAGTTTGAATTTTTTCGATTGATATATTTAACCTCTAAGGCATCTATCGAACGTAAGTTGATATATAAATCACGAATTAACGAAACGTGCTTAGAGGGGCAAATATTACATTCCATGAACATTTGGGAAACCACCGCCAATTTCTACCTCTCTTGTAACCGCTAATAGGTTAAATGGGAAAGGTTTTGAGTGTTTTATACAGATTTCTGTATTAGTATTAACGCTTGTTGCAATCTTCGGTAACACTATTGCAGTATCACCAGTAAACAGTGATTTCGGTTTCATAATCAAATCATCTGCATCTTCAAATGTTCGCCCTACGCTACCACCATACGAACGATACAATCTCAATGCAACTCGTGTTATAGTAACCAATCTACATTGTAGTGTGCCATCGTTTATTTGTTGCTCTACGCTCGGTATTTTGATTTTAGTAGTATAAGGTAACCCAACAGTAATTACATTTGCTTTACCGTCTAATTTAATAACCCCAGTC